CCACACATCGCGCTTGTTCCGTGTTGGGTTTTCCTCGTAAGGCTTCCCCGCTAAACCGTGATGCTTTAATAGCGGGTCTTGAGTGCCATCTCTCATCTCTGACCTGTCTCGTGTGCCCCAATTTTGTGCAGGTTCCTTAATCGCATCGTTGTCAAAGAAGTAATGCTGAGACTTTGACAGCAGGAATATGTGCTCGTGTGACTTTGTGCATCGGTCGGTTACTGATTCAGGCATTGGATTAGGTTTAGCCCAGATAATCTCTTGCCTGAGATACCAACCGTCCGCTTGTAGAGCGAAAGCCACCCGCCAAGGGATGCCAACAAGGTCTTTAGGCTTTAAGCCGTGTTCCTCCGCGCGAAGCAACAAACCACTGGTCGTTCCTTTAGAAGTTGACTGCTTAGAATTGACATCAATGCTTGGACTGCCGTCACCGTTGCGTCCCTTGCCTGAACCAGCGTAGGAATCTCCGAGGTTGAGCCACAGAGTCCCGTCATCAGCCAATACGCGCTTGACAGCACTAAATACATGAACCATTTTGGCTACATACTCATCAAAAGACAGTTCTAAGCCAATCTGCGCGTCCATGCCGTAATCCCTCAACCCCCAATACGGTGGCGAAGTAATACAGCATTGAACCGACTTGCTTTCCAATTCTTGAAGTCGTGACATCACATCACCCTCAAGCAGTAAGTAATTAACCACACCGACCTTCAAATAGCCTCTGTGCTTTTTCAAGCGTGTAGCAGTAATCGCCGTTCGCCGCGCTAAAGCCGTCGGGACGACCGAAGATATCCCAGACAACAAACTGATGAAACGCATCCTTGCGCCAACAAATTGCTATCCACCAAGCATAGGAATCGCCTTCTACGCGCTCCCGCTTGCGATACAACGCCAACACTTCTCTCGGCTCATCTGGGTTGCCGACGCTATCGCCGACCTCCAAATCCTTAAAGTTGTCCGTCATTCGTCTCCCCATCCGTACTTTTTATAGTCGCGATACAACGCATACAGCGCCGAACTTACAAAGACCACCAGAAACACATCAAGCATCGTCGTGCTCCTGTGCGAACCACGGGTGCAACTGACTGAGCGCCTCAACGCGAGTATTAGCCTTCTGTACTGCTTCTTTAATGCCTGTCATGTAGTCCATTGCTAACTTGTCATAGTCCAAAATCAGCAGGCTCAAGGCAATGTTGGACTGCTGATACCACATTATTTCGCTCAGCAACTCCTTCACTTCTTCTTGACCCAAAATGATTGGCGCGTCATGCGTCAAGAACTTTGAACTCGGTAAATCATCTGTCATGGTTTTCTCCAAACTGAGGGCGCGTGCCCCCACTCAACTGCTTCTCTTTGCTCTTCAGACTCGTATCTACGCATTACCCATATACAAACCTCATCCCCTTCCATCATTGCGTCCATTTCAGGCTCAGATAGCCCAATACCGTCATGGCTTAGGCAGGTCATAGGACCAATCCACCCGCGTTTGACACCATTTTGATACCACACATGAAATTCGGCGCTGTCATCTATTTGTTCCATTCGTTCCATCCCATAATAAAGATGATTCCGACGACATTTATCACCACAATTATTGTGATTACGGCGTCAATCATTGCGATAGTTCCTCACGGTACAAAGACAAAGCCTCATGCACCGCGTTTGCCTGCTCCAAAGCAAGGAACAGCGTTAACGCCATCGCCTTTGCCTCTTGTAGTTCTTTCCAAAGTTCTACATTGCTGTCGTATTCGTGCTTATCAGCCATTACCCCTCCATCGGTTCAAAGCAAAGATACACCCCCGTCAACATCAAGTCAAGTATTATTTACTCGCGCCACAACACTTCGTAACGCTTGATTGCTGACTTGTCCAAGTGCAACTCATAATCTGATTCCGTGTAGCCAAGGTTGCCACAATACTGCTCCCACCAATCCCACCTCCAGCGACCGAACAACGCATGCGGGACATCGTGAATCCGACACCATTCATCTGGGATACCACAAGCCTTTAAGACTCCCTGCGGGACCGGACCGAGTGTGATGCTGATATGTGTGATTGCTACAGGCACTTGCCCCGCGCTCTCAGCACAAATTGCTAACTGCTCCCACGGGCAACCGAAGGCGTCAAGGTCAATCAGGTCAAAGGCTGACAAATCTAAGCCCTTCATCACTTTACGGTTATCACCCATAATCACATTTGCAGAAATGTATTTCTTTTTGTCAATGCCAAGAACTATCACTTCAACATCTGGCAACTTTTCCTGCACTGTCCGCCAAACCGTGCCAGACCCAGCGAACGCATCAAGGATATGCACCTTCTCTTTGCCGATGCGCTGTAACGCTTCCACCCTTAGCCTGACCTTTGTCGGCAGGTGGCTGTTTTCGTTGTAGATATGCTTCACAAAGCCCTAATCAATTCGTCGCCGATGCGACATCCACTCCATCAATGCTGTTCAATGCCTCGCCCAGAATCATGCTGACGCGCCCTTGCTCACTAATAGGTGCCTTAACTAGCCAATAACAGTTGTGAAACGGCTCTAAATTGCGTTTTCTCTTAGCATTCGGCTCATCGGTGACATCAGCAAGCAGTTTGTCAAGGTCGTGGGCATCAAAGCCTGTGCCTGCCAGCGTCTCTTCTGAGATTACTTCCCTGAGCAACTTGGTCAACTCATCATTGTCGTATGTCGCGAAGTCGGAGGTTCTGTTGTCCGCCAACAGGATTTTCTTTGCTTGCGCGTCATCCACATCAATCACCATGCACGGGATAGTGGTCATGCCGACGCGTTTCGCCGCCTGCCAACGGTGATTGCCCGCCAAAATAAACATGGTGGACTTCTGCACCACCAGCGAACCGTAAAAGCCGTTGACCTTAATGCTTTCCACAATGGCGTCCACATTGCCTTTACGCGGATTAGCAGGGTGAGGCTTCAACTTGCCTATTGCTATTAACTCTGTTTTGCCTTCATCAGTCATCGCATCACCCTAACATCGCGTTGAACCCGATATACGCGCTCTCCAGAGTCTCGTACACCTCAACCTCCGCGCCATTCTTGACTGCCACCCATTCACTGCCGTGCCAAGTTCTTTCAGTGAATCGTTGCCATAACTCACAATTTGATGCCTGCTCAATGACTGTCCAATGCCCCTGTGAGGGTTGCTCTACCCTCGTTGGTATTACCACAGGCGCGGGCTTTGCTACAACGCTGACGCCCCGCCTCACGACGCTTGGTGCCATTCTTTGTGCGCGCTCTCGCTCGTTTAGCCCGCCCCAAATTCCGCTGTCCTCGTCCAACCCTGCAAGGAAACATTCGTCAACGACAACGCATCCACCACAGACCGCTTTGGCTTTTGCTTCACGCCTTTTACGGTCGCCATACTTCTCGCCCTCCACGGGAAAGAACAGAGCAGTCTCACTGGATTTGCAGTTTGCTTCTTCTTGCCAGTTTTTCACCACGCGTTACAGTAGCACCTACGCATGCTTAAACAAAAAGTTCGCGCGTGACCCCAAGATGTTTCATCGTCATCAAGTCCACCATCTCAACAACGCGACCATTGAGCACCTGCATGTAGCGGTACTCTGGCACGCTCCACGATGACCGCAAAACCAAACCAGCATCAGCCACCGCCTTGCGAAGCGAGTTTTCAGTAGAAGCAAACACAAATGAATCGTTCTGTGTCCACCCGACTACTAACGGAGAACCCGTCACGCGCGCCACATGCAATACATCAGGCTTGTCGGTACGAATCCAGCCAAGAGAAGCCCTGCCTTGTAGCGAGGTTAATTCTTCCAATGGCTCATCACTCAGACTCAGCAAATGAAATATCGCTTCCGAATCCACTTCACCAACGCGAGGTGCCCCGTAGTACTCAATGATTTCATCATCATTAGCAATGTGACCGTTGTGAACACCCACGATAGTTGGAATAACAATCGGGTGATTGTTGTCGTTATTGTTGGGGCTACCTTTGGTCGCGTACCGCGTATGCAGAATGGCAGTGCCACAAGTGTTGGGGATGTCTGACAGATGCTCCACAAACTCCCGTGCTGTGATGTCATCCTTCATGTAGAACAACGCATCTTCAGACTTGCCGTGTTCGTCAGTGGCGCTATCTGCCCACGCCACGCCTGTCGCGTCAGTGCCCCTGTTCATAATTTCCAGCAACAATCTTTTAGTAAGAGTCCTGCTTTTGTGAAGCCCTTTGTCTGCTTCCGATAATGAGAATCCTGCTATGCCACACATTTTATCGTGCCCCTATTTCTGTTTTACGCCGACTTAAATAGTCTGCTGATTGTTTGCGGATAAGTCTTTTAGTTTGAAGGACTGACAACACCTCATCGGCGTCGGTCATGCCCAACATTGGAGTCATTGACGCGCTTAGTTCAAATAGACCAAGCAGGTAATGAATCCAGTGCACTATCTTTGAGCCGTTCAATGTGCCCTGATGAAGTCTGACTTCAAAAGTTCCTATCTTGCTGAATGGCTTAATGTTGAGGCTCATCATTTTGTCTGCTGTTGATGTTGAGGTTCCGCGTAGCATCATTGTGCTGTACTCGTTAATGGTGCTCGCGCTCATGTGTCGCGAGTACATTCCGTTCCGTCTGCTCGGTGCCACGAAACCTTGGTTAATTTCTTGTAGCGCACCCCAGTTTGTGACGATTGATGCCCGTTGCATTTTGGAAAGATGAGCCACACCGATGTGAACATGAAGCCCACAAGTTACATCAGCAGTTCCACCCAAGGCTGAAATTTCTTTGACGATGGCTCGTATCTCTGGCATTTTTTCAACTGTCAAGATTGGTGAGACAACCTCGCCACCGCGACCGTAAATGTCACCGCGTCGTTGCGATACTGAAGAATCCTCTTCAATTTTCCACTGGTTGTAAGTAGCGCCGTCTGCGATTGTCTCGTGGCAGGTCATACAAGTTTTACCGTGGTAGGGGAACAGGTGGACATGGTACCCAAGCAATCTGGTTAGAGCGACCGCGACTTCTGCGCGTTGAGTGTTTTTGAATTCAATCTCAATACCGAATGTCCATTGACCGACTGTGCCAAGCCCTTCGTTTCGTCGTGCCTGCCAAGTTCTCAGCGCAACCTCGCGACCAGCAAGAAGTCTCCGCTCCGATGGTGGCGCTACTAGGGAAGGCAAACCGTTTCGTTGCGCGTATCGTTGAGCCTGAGCGCGAACCGTTGATTGGCTCTGGCTTGCTTCAAGTGCAATCGCTTGCCATGTCCATCCCGCGCGCCTGCGCTCATAAGACACCATTTCGTTTTCACGATTATTACTTACTGGCATATTGCCCCCTGTCCTCTGATGTCAGAATACCCGACAACTAAACCCGTGTCAAGTCATCTGTTGTGATGTGCAAAATCTCACCCGTGCCAACCAGCCGTGCAAAAGTTCTCGGCGCTACCGCGTAATACAAACTCAGGCTCCACGCGCGAGCGTCCACCTCGTAACCACCCGACCGATGCTCTGACCCCTTGGACGCATCGTAGAAAGACAGCGCCCGTCCCTGCCTTTGCATGGCGTGGCGAAACTCATGGAGCGTTGTCACAATGCTCGGCTTAGGAATGAAGATTGCGTTATCCCGCGGGTAGTAGCAACCAGCGCCGACCGTTGAAGAAATTGTCAAAGACGGCGTGACCACCCCATAAATGTCAGACACTTCCCTGAGCCAAGTTTCCAGTTTTATTACCTTTAAGGCGTCTGGCATGTTTCCGAACCCACGCATCAACTGGCGCGTTTCCGCGACAGCCCTGCGGTCAAAATGTTTGAACACTTTATGGTATTTCATTAGTTTGCCCCTTCTGTGAGTGCTGAGAAAATAGCGTCAGCAATTTTTTCGTTTTCCTCTGAATAGAAATCAAAGTAGTAGTAAAGGCAATCTGCCAATCCAAGAACAATGCGCTCGTAAAACTCGTCGGCAACTCCCTTTTTGGTTTTAGAGTCAACATCAAAGAGGTGAAACTCGCCTTGACCACCAAGTAACTCAACAAAGGCGCTGTTGCTTAATCCGCAAATTGTCCACTCGGCTGTCCAGAACACGGCTACGGGATTGTCAACATCTTCGCCCGCCCGACGCTTTTCAACGATGTGCTTGTGATTGTTTGTCCATGTCTTGCGATAAGCCTTAACGGGCGTGAACTCCACGCGCGAGGCGATTAGTTCGGTTAATTGTTGCTGGGTTATCCCTGTCCTCATACAAGAACTTTACCACGGTTTAGCCACCGCGTCAACCTTTACTCAGGAGGCGAGCGGTGCAGGGCTTTCTCAGCCATCTCCAAAGCAATAACCATTGCAATCGTTTTCTGTGTCCCAGCAGATTCCAACTGAATCCAAGCCTTAATGAACTGCTCAACGCATCGCGCCAAAGCATCCCTTTCAGCCTGTGCTCTGGCAAAATCCTGCTCAGCAAACTGGACATCCTTGTCGCGGAGCCACTCGTAAGCATCGTCCGTGTGTATGTAATCACCTGTCATCTTCGTCACCTTTCCTAAACCTGTGCCCGCACATTGGCGTTCAGAGTCCTCAAAGCATCAATGGAAGTCCTCAACGAAATCAGCCGTTCCCTACCTGCCTTCATCAAAGCCTCAGCAATCTTGTACGCATGCCCCGTATCGCCCAGAGCCACATCTGCCAAAGCCTCACGCTGGCGAATAGAACCTTCCCCGCGCAAGTAACTCTTAGCCCACTCAGACTTGTACTCTGCCTCCAACGCGCCCGCGCGCTCAGACAGCACATCAAACAAATCGGTCTGCACCTCTAAATCATCCAGCAGTTTCATTAAGCGATACTCAATATCTACCTGAGTCAGCGGGTGAAGGGTCATTCGTTTTCCTCTGGGTGCTTGCGAAGGTCAGCAAACAACGCTTGGTCAGTCACCCCACAGGAATCAGCGATTTGACGGTAAGGAACCCTTTTAACCCGCAATTTACGGATAGTTTTGCGACGAATCTTGCCCAAACGAACAACCGACTGCTGATGCTCACGCATCATCTGGGTCAAAATCTTGACCTTTTCCAAATCGTCTTGTTCGCTTTCCTCTTGCAAACTCACAACATCCATCGTTACTTCACCTATTTGACGCTCGCGCGCATCCACAATTTTCATAACGCCCACTCTAGTACACCGTGGTGGCTATCGTCCATTTGCGGTCAAACCTTCATCAGTGATGCGACAAACCCTCTGCTGTTCCCCAGCCGACGAGACGCGAGTCAAGCCCGTATCTTCCACCAGACCAGCCTTCAGCAACTCCCCGCACCGCTTCCAGTAGCAACAACTACGCCTTTGAGCCAAACCAGACAGTTCGCCCGCCTGCTCCGCTGTCAAACCATCAGCACCCGCTAACGCATACTCCTTCAAAAGCAACTGCGCCTGTGAAGGTGCCCGTTCAACTACCTTCTTGCCAGCCCGCTTAGATGTTGGAGGGTCAGAACCCCTGCTCAACCATTCCTCTGCCGTCAACTTATTCCAATCAAATTCCAACTGCATAACATTTTGTCCCTTCTACAACAAATACCATTACATCTTCTTTTGACTTCATTGGCGCGTGAAAGCAAATAGATTTCACATGGTCGCCCGTGTCGTCAATAAACAAATTACCATCAACCATCCCGTCAATCGCGGATTTAACCGCGGGGTTGCACGACGCCGTATCTTGAAGCCTTCCCCGTTGCCACAGAAACACATCCACAGAAGCATCGGTCAACACTTCCACCCGCGCGAATACAGTAATTTCCTTAAACAACTTACGCCAATCTGCAACATTCTTTTGCCTGACAAACCGATTGCCTGAACGCTCTGCGTTAGTAGTCCACGGGCGACGAAACACCACAAACACCCATTTCACTGCTTCGCCGTCAACATGCTTACTGGTGTACGCATCAAAGAACTCAGCCAAGCCATCCTCGCTCTTTTGAGATTGCTGGATGCTCGTGAATCCACTGGTGACACACAAAACACAACCCCAACAGATTGCTCAAATCGTTTGTTCCACCCTGCGACCGACGACAAATATGATGCACATGCACCGCTTCACCAACACAACCAACACCCCTTGCCTCACAAATCCCCCCACAACGCTCCAGCACCGCCGTGCGAGCCTTGCGCCACGCCGATTGACCTTTGGGTGCTTTAGCCTTAATCGCCGACCTCTTAATCGGTTTCGTAGAACGCTTTAACGGGGTTCGGCGCACAAACCCTCGTAAAACTCATGCAGGTCATGTTGAAAACGACCATCTTTGCCGTTAATAAAATCCCTAACATCCTCTTCGCATCTTTGCAACCGCCACAGATTCAACACATCACTCTTGATACTGTCTAATGCCCTGTCCCCAGAAAGCACTGAACCAGCAACCGCCGTCACTTCATCCTCCCAGCGACCCTGCCTCAACCATGTGCTGGGGTGCGGAATAAACCTTGCCTCGGTGCCAGCATTTTTCCAAGCCAACTTTGACTGCACCAACCCAGCAACCAACACATCAGCCCCGACCGAACGCCTAGCCAACTTCCAACTCTTCAACGCGTCCGACTTGCCGACCTTCCGAGGGTAATCAACCCACCACTGCTCAAACTCCAACACAAGAGTATTTGGGTTCACCTTGGGTTCTATTGGGCTTATGTCAACTGGCTTTACACCCCCTGTAACCTCACTTGACAGGGGGGTGTCAACTGGCTTTACACCCCAACGCGACTCGTACACCACTTCACACTCCACAAAACAGAACGCGTACCTCACAGTCCAGCCATCTTTACGCGAGATTTCCAGAAGCCAACCATCTGTTACCAAATTAGATAACGCATGCGAAACAGACTGTCTCGTGGTGCGCGCTTTGGTCGCCAATTTTTGCGTGCTCATCCAGAACTGATTGCCGTTCTGGTCATTGACCGAATCCGCCACAGCCAAATGCACAGCAAAATTGACGCCCGTGTACGGGCTGTGGCGGTAAACAAAGCCCATAGCCTCAGCAGACATAACTACTCTTTCTTGAAGAAACTTAAAAAGGTTCGTCGGTGGGGTCAGCGAAAATTTCCCGCTGTGGATTTTGGTTTGGTTTCATTGCAATCAAATCACCGATAAAAGCAGAAGCGTCCTTGCCTGACAAATCAGACAAAGCAGACACTTTGCGACCGAGCAACTCAGAAGCCATAGCCATAGGGTCTAGCACACCCTTGTCTGCAATCATCTTGCGAATCAAAGTCATCTGCTTCTCCGAAGGTGGATACTTCTGGGTGCTTGCCGTCGGAGCAACCTTCGTTGCCACAGGCACTTCACTCAAGCCTTCAAAAGCATCTCTGAGGTAGTCCTCATCCTCACCCGCGCCACGAACAGGAGCCTGACGAGTCGCTGAAGCCTTCCTCACTGGAGCATCAGACCAATCGCCACCGCGCTCGGCTTCCCCCTTTTGCCAAAGCGCCAAACAAACGCCGAAACGCATACTGGCATTCCTCAAAAAGTCGCCGATAATTTCCTTTTCGTATTCAGGCTTATCTGCTCTAACCGAACCGACACCAATCATGGATTTGCCATGAATCGTCATGCGTCCCCACATTGTTGCCATGCCATTCTCCACATGAATCATTGGACGACCGTCGCGAATCTCCAACGGCTCCCACGACCACAAAGGGTCAACCTGAATCAAAATTTCCGTGATGGCACCGTGCCCTACAAAGGACAAAGTAACTCCACCCTTGGGCAACTTGCCCACAATCTTCGGGTCTGGAGTGCGATACTTCTCCAAAACTTCCCGCAACAATTCTGCTGTTATCTCATCCATCATTATTCTCCCTTTGTTTCTTTCATCAAACGCATCGTCCGATACGGCGCGCCCTTTTTCATATACTCGGCAACCAAATCAGGGTGCTCCGTCTTTAGCCTTTTAGTGTCCAAAGATTCTCTGCCCATAGTCTGCTTCCACGAGACAACACTTTGCCCGTTGATAGTACCAACCTCAGCATCTTTCAATAACCGCGCTAACGCATCCTTCGCCTGCTTTTCCTGACCTTCTGCCACAGAGCGAGCCTCCCGCGCGATATCTAAACTAGCAATCCACAGACGAGCCTCCTCATCCAATTCAACAGTGCCCTTTACTTCTGTGTACGCCCGCGAAATGTCATCGGCGCTCATCTCGTTAATGAGGTGTTCCAACCCGCGCTGAGAATCCACAACTTCGCCAAACAACTCAGACTCTTCTACTAGCCTTTCTAAAGCGCCATCCATCTGAGGTAACTCCACGAGAGAAAACACTTGACGGCGGTCTAAGACAACAAAGAACACGGGGCAACCAGTCACCAACTGTTGTGCCCAACCCTGCCAACGCCATTCCATTGGCAAATCACTTGACTCATCTACTGAGTAACGAGCAGTAGTTTTTGCTTCAACGACAACCGTAGGTGCCAAAGCATCATCAACTCCATCAGCAGAGATAACAAAGCGACCGCCTTGGTACTGCCATTCTGGAGTAACTAAATCAATGCCCATCTCTTCAGAAGCAAACTGCAAACACGCTGGTTCCAGAAGGTTCCCTCTACGCATCGCTGGGCTTGTCTCGCGAATGACTGGCATTTCCATCTTGTCAAAATACAAATCGGCGCGTGAGCGGTACGGCGAAGTCCCCATCATCACAGGAGCATCTGAAGCCCCGAACACTGCACGACCATCAACTTTCCAACGCTGATTCAGCCATTCAAGAGAGCCGTGAGTTGGTTTTGGTAATAATTTCATCATGTCCCCATTCTGCTTGACGGGTGTGTCAAGGTATTTGCGCTTTAGTCGCGCGTTTTGATTCGCCGAACTGTACCTAGTTAAAGGCGCTCTGTCAAGTTTTTAGTTTGAACAAACAAAACATACGGCGAACCCGTGTACGCATCAAAGGTAGAAGCACTGGCAAGACCCTTCATCAGGCATTTCTTTGCCGAATCCACAGTGAACTTGCGAGGTCGCGTAGCCTGCATCGCCCCCAACGCGTATTGCGCGCCAGAACCAACAGCGTAAATACCGTCATCATCCGACGCCCACGAGTAATCCCCGTCAACTATGTACACGACAGCGTTGACCACAACCACCACCGTGGAATCGTGCTCTGCCACATGCGAACCTTTCGCGCTATCTGGGCGAGAATAACCGTGCTCTTCAAAGCAAGCGCGTAAAGCAGGAACAAACTTAACCGTAATAAAACGGTCTAACGCTGTCCCATCCAAACTAGGAAAAGGCTTCGGCGGGGCAAACGCATGATGCAACAGGTTAATTGCGCGAACATCTCCAGCCGCGGCAAGCAGGTACCGTCCGACTTCCGCGACCTTGGACGAACCTTCCCTCATCGTTGACCGTTGAGAAGCAAAACCAGACTCGTCAATGGTGCTCAAACGCGAGTCAACACCGACAACGGCAAACCCGTCACCCTGAATAGCCACAATCGTTGTCATAGCACCGCTAAGTCAGCCCAACCCAAATCAGCATGAGTGCCAACAGTAAAAGTTAAAGTACCGCGCCTAGACCACAAACCAGACCTGTCTGTCCACCATTTAGAACCACCGTCTAAAGTAGGGCACTGAATACGGGTGTAAGCACCAAAATCAGCAACAGACAAATGATGGCGATGAGCAGTAACCCACAAATCAGGCTCTCTGCCTTCCTCGCGCAAAATCCGAATACTCTGACCCCTTATCCAATCAGCCTCTTTTGCAGGGGAAGGAATGGTATGCCCGTGCGTAAAAGCGACATTGACGCCCGACAGAACGCTTGTAATCGTCATCTCGTCATGTGGAATTGACCACTTAATGTGTTGCAACTCGTCACGGTCAGCGAGGATTCTCTGCAACGCCTCAGCCAAAAACGCGCCAGCATTATCCGAATCACTTGTAATGGACTTCTGCCCTCTACGCATCCACTCGCCATGATTGCACAAGACCGACAAAAACTCTGCATTTTCAGCAAGCACAGCCCACCGACCAACAGCCTGCGTCCACAAATCCAAAGCCAACAACAACTGCTGACGCTGATTCAACTCAACAGTAAAAGTCTGCGACGCGTAATGGTCGCCACAACCCTCAATCGGGTCGCCCATATTGGCAATCACAATGTTCTCAATGTTCCGCCCCATCTTGCGAAGGTCAGCAACGCGCGTAATCACATCATTAAAAGATTTGATGACATACGCGACAGTCGCATCAACGCCACCGCCAGCCGACTTGCCTAATTGCCAGTCCGCCAAACACACAACAAAAGTGCAAGGAACAGCATCAGAAACCTGCTTTTTGGGCGCTGAAGGACGCCATTTAGCCACGCCCTGCCGTATCGCATCAATATCCTCGTCAGATATAACATTGCTTTGCCGACGGCGAAACCGCGCGCGATACGAGAACAACCAAATCAAATCTCTGTCGCCATTTTCAAGACGCTTAGATGACTGCCACTTGGAACACCGAACGGTGTCGTCCACAACCTCAAAAACATTTGGGTCTAAGTTAAACCCAAGCAAAATGGAATCCCAGTTGCCGTCTAACTCAACTGACAACTGCCCAGTAGAAATCTCACCACCATCAGAGGTAATTTCTACCCACGCTTTTTCTTTGTCTGGCACCGACTCAGATGCCGACGAATCAAAATCATCCTTAAAGCCCACAACGACACCTGCCTTGTACATGACGACGAACTGTGTCCTCCGACACAATGTAGCCGTTGTTTTTCAAAACAGTTGACACAGTGGAAGAACTAAAATGACCTGACTCCAAGGCGTTAAGAAATTCGCCCCTGTCCAAGTCGCTCATAGCGTCAATCGTCTGCCCCATTAAACATTTGCTTTTACGGCTTTCATTAGCCGCCATCAAATCGTCAAGTAACCCCATCTGAACCTCCAGAACTGGCAGAAGGAACCCTACACCTTGCCTGTCACATGGTCGGTGATATGACCGTCTAATTTGTTTTCAATCCGCGTCAAACTTCCAACCACATAAGCGTGGTCGTTTTGATTTTCTTTACGAAACGATGACAGGAACGACAAAACTGCCGCCAGCACCACCCCGATAGCGCCGATAAACGCGACAATGATTGCTTCCACAAGAAATCAACTTAGGAAGCAGAAGGCGACGCATCGCCCAAAACATACTGCCAGTGCCAAGCCTCAAACTCTGGAGACTTTGGATTATCACTCTGCAAGTAAAACCCGAAACGAGGAGCGTTGGCGCACATCCAAGCCATCGCCTTGTTCGCACTGCCCAAACCGACTAACTCGCCTTTTTTGCCTTCAACCGCTAGGTCAATAGCCAAACCCCAACCATGATTGGAACCGCTCTTGCCTGTTGGGTCTGGAGACGCCGATGGAGACTTCCCCTTCTTGAGAAACCAAGTCTTGCCTTCAAATTGGCGTGTCACCTGTGGCTTGCGCCCTTGGTCAACTAACGCATAACGGTCACGAAACATAGCGAGTTGGTCATCAAACGAGCGATAATCGCCGATATTGCGGAGCGTAATGCCCGCTTTCTGCGCTTCGTCGTACATCGCGTTGAAAGACACCGAAGCGCCTTTCCACATTTTTCCGCCAGTTTTGACGCTCGCGAGAACTTTAGGACTTAACTTGCCGTTGATTTGCTGGCTCAACGCATCGGGCAAAACAAGTTTACGGTAAGGGTATTTCATCGTTATTCGTCACCCATTGTTAATGGCTTGCCATCGGCAGACGATGTGCCAATGAAAGAAGCGACCGTCGGGTCGCCAATCTTGGTGGAGATATAAGAGAGCAAACCAGCGAACATCGGCAACGCCATGCTGGTCAGAGCAGGGTCAACATTAAACTTGATAAGCAAATAGGTCACGATTCCGAGGACACCGCCAGAAGCGGTAGCGTTAGCGTGGAATTGTTTGTTGGTTGGACTGCTCATTTATTCACTGTCTTTCATCAGAAAACCGCCCAAATGGACGGCGAGGGCTATAACTGAAACCCAAATGCCCCATCGCCGAGTATCGCCACTTAGGGTAATAAGCACGAGTCCGACGCCTGCAAGAGTGAAAGCCAAAGCGTGAACTTCGCTCCAAAACGATTGCATGTGACATCTCCGACGCTATTACTGTGTTGCTAGATACCGACTACGGACAAACAACCACGCATCGGGGAGCACAAAAGATACACATTGCGCCCTAATTGCTACCCACAGGCACATGGTTGCCCGACATAAGCGGGTTTGAACCAATACTAAGGGCTAGAACACCCCCAAAGAGCACTAGCACGGTCAAGGACTACTTGACTTTCTTGCCCCCGCCAGAACTAGCCGTCGGCGAGATAGCCCCCGACACAGCCCCAACCATGCCCGAAACAGCCACCAAAGCACGGCGCGTCCCGACATCCACAAACGACCCAGCAGGCACATACTCGTCCAACCCCTCCGAATACACATTCACCGAATCCTCAAAAACATCCTTAATCTCGTCAGGCTGTCCTGACAAAACCGTGACCAAAAGCAACTCCTCAGCAGGCGACAAGTCCTCAACCACCAACGCATCAAAAATCGCCTCAGCCTGTGTCTCCGAGACAACATCCAAAACATCCTCACTCAACGCCAAAACCAACGACTCATCCGCAGACAAACCCAACTCCACAATCGCCTCAACAGCGCCACTTATCTGCTCATCCGTAACATCATCCCCCGCCAAAGAATCCACCAAACTCTCAAACTGCACATCCGACAAAGGCTCCGCAAGCACAGCATCCAACACGGCGGTAAACGCATCGTCCGAAAGAGGCTCATCAAAAATCGCTTCCAACACCGAATCAAAGGCTTTATCCGACAAAGGCTCATCAAAAATAGCCTCCAACACCGCGTCCAACTTAGTTTCGTCAAGCAACCCAATATCGGCAAACACAGATTCAGAAGCCACCGCCAACTCCTCATCAGACAAATCCGACGAAAAAGCACCATCAATAACCTCAGCGAACTGGCTGTCAGACAAATCCGAACCCACCACAGCCGACAAAACCGCGCTTATCTCCTGCGGAGTTTCCACCGCGTCAACCAAATCCGTCACAGCATCAATCACTAACGCATCGCCCCCACCAGCATCAATAATCACCGCAACCTCATTGTCTGCTTCTTCCTGCATCTGCGGGGTTGGCTCTGTAATAACAGGCTCAATAACCGCTTCCTGCTCAGGCACGGCGATATCCACACTTGGCAAATCAGGCAGTGCTACGGTCGTATCGTCGGTAATAGTAATCGGCGGTAAAGTGATGGAGGTCACAGATGTTGTTGTACTGGATGGTGATATCGGCTCTAGTGCTGGCTCTGTTGTGTCTGGCTCAGGGAAATAAAAAACCGTAGAAGTCGTCGTAGATGATGAACTGGAAGAGGTAGTCGTCGTTGACGCATCCGTCGTCGTAGAAGAAACTTGTACAGGAACTTGTACAACTGTCGTCGTCGTAGAACTGCTCGTAGAAGTGCTAGTCGTAACCGCGCTCTCCTGCGTCGTAAAAGCCCCATCAGGAACAATCGTCAACTGACCCCCATCCAAAGACCACGCCAACATATAACAACTGTTCCCACCCCTTTCATACATCCAAGAATCAAAAGACACAGGCACCCCGCTCGGTAAAGACACCGACTCCGTGTTACTCCACGAACAACCCGTATCAAACCACCACTCCTCAGCAATCGCATCCCCTACGCTAAGAGTCGCCCCGTCGTCATGCGCCAACCAAAACTGCACCGTCTCATGCTCTGGAACCGTAATAAAACCCGAATAATGCAACAAAAACAAATCATCAGGGCACTGCTGGAACGGCTCATAATCAAAGTTCCGATTGATATTATTCTCAATCTCCGAACCACACGACGGGTACAAATCCGAACTCCGCACAGGAATCTCGTCGTCAAAAACATAACCGACCGCTTCTAAACCCTGCACCCCACTGGCATCAGCAGGTACAGAAAACAAAAACAAAACAATCGCGGGCAAAGCCACAATCCAACGGCTACGCATCGCCATCAATCATGCACAAAAAGCCAATCGTCTCGCTCGCCATCCCACCTATACATTTTCCCATCAGCAGGCATTGCATGCGGAGGTTCCCAAACATTATTTACTAAAACCCATGATTCAAAAGGCTTTGGAGACAAGTAGTTTACACCATCATAGAAATCACCCATATGCACATTGAGCGCGTCATTGTCGCCCACAAACACATACATATCAGAATCATCTAGCAGATTGATGAACTCTTCTTCAGCAACAATTAGATTTTCAACGATATTTTCGCTATTTAACTTTGCCCAAACATTATTGCTTGGTTCTCTATCTATTGGGAATAATTCAATGTTAGACATATATACCTACAAATATTACTGTTCCGTTTCCGCCCCTACCGCCAGCATAATAAGTTCCACTTACATAACCTCCGCCACCGCCACCACCGCCGTATCCGTTAACAGCAGCACCTCCAGCACCATTCCCACTACCTATTCCGCCGTAGTTGTTTCCATCTCCAGCCCTGCCTTCAAAACCGTTATAGTTTCCGTGGTAACTACCACCACCACCAGAACCGAATGGCCCTAAATAAGTTCCAGAGATTGGCACTGGGATAATCATTCCAGTGCCACCATCTCCGTTTGCATATACTCCTGCTGATATGCCATGTCCTGTAGCACCACCACCACCTCCACCCTTGTATGGGTTGCCAGTCCATGAATAGCCACCATGACCACAACCTGAATAACTATTGCCAGTAGTAATAGCACCAACTAGCCCTGCCGCTGAATAGGAATGACCTCCTCCGCCACCAGTTGCATTAGCACCGTAATAGCCTGAGTTTTGCCCACCACCACCACCGCCGCCAGAAGAAGAGTTTGAAAAATGTATTCCAGAAATGGAACAGGCTCCCCCATTACTCCCGTTACTACCGCCTGTTCCACCTGCTCCACCTGCTCCAACAGTAATTGTGTAGGTTCCAACATTTATGAACATGTTTTTGTACTGCCTCACTTGACCTGCGCCTCCGCCACCGCCAAGTGAGCCACCACCTCCGCCACTTCCTACTGAAATGATGTCGCAGAAACCAGCAGATGTGCAAGTGAATACAGCACTGGTACTAAAGCCAACTATTTTTGCTACCTCGCCATAACCATCTTCTGAATAATTTGTTGAAAAAACAGTAGAACCAGTAACAGTTCCTCTTGGTGCAGTTCCAGCAGTAGGAAGCCAACCAGTCCCACTATAAATAAATAGGCTATTCACATCCTGCAAATATGCAAGCATTCCCTCAACAGGAGAAGGAATAGCAGTAGAACGAGCAGTCGCATTGGCAAAAGCCATAGTGCTTCCCTGATTAACCCAAGAAGAACCATTGTAAAACTCAAAAGCATTAGGGGTCGTCAAATATGTAAGCATCCCTTCAGTGGGGAATGGAAGAGCAACACCGCGAGCAGTAGAAGTATCAAACACCATTACGCTTTGGTTCATTAGATACGCGTTAACATCCGAAGAAGTTAATGTTGCTGGAGTAAATTGTTTGTAACCCACAATAATGTTCCTGTCTTATTAGTTAAAGAGAATCTTGTTCGGCAACTCGTTGAGCAAGACTTTTAATATCTGCCTGTTCTACAAACTCTTCAAGATTGGCAGGCATCTGAGTTATATTTGGGTCAGCCATCATTCTTTGATATTCCATTTGGAAAATCTCTTGCATCGCTGCTTGACACCTACCCTTAACAGCATTGTCAATCCAGTCCTGCACACTTAAAGCAACATACTCAAGTGCCTTTACTTCAATATCTGTTAATTCAATTGTGTATATGTTCATCCTAAAAACCATCCTGTAAATGTAGATTCATTTTGAAAACTGCTTGAGCCACCTTCACGACCAGCCCAAACACTAACATTATCTCCTGCCACGCAGTACATAACACCCGATACAGCCATTGAATGATAATCACTAGAGTGTGCGCCACCAAAAATAGCGTGAAGATTAGGCGGTGTATAAACCGAGCCGTTGTTGCGAACTATTGCACATCTCATATAACCACCAGCAGTAGCACCGTCAATACGAACTTGAGTAGAAAAAAAATATCTACCCGTTACAGGAACATTAAACTGACTAGAAGAAAAGTTGCCACCCTGATGAACAACAGTCCAAGTCACTTTCACAACAGAAGAACCTGAAGAACCCGATGCGTTGCCCGCAACAAAGTAGGGCTGACCTCCTTGATAAGTTATTCCCCCTACTGCAAGAGTATCACCAACAGTGAATTGACCGTTTGCCGTTGTATAACCATCGCCTACTAACAAAGTGTTGCTGTTGTTTGAGCCAATTTTTACGGTTCCTGCGTCTGTTTTTGTACGCAAATAAACATTGGAGTCGGAAGCGGTGTTGTGAAGTAGCAAATACCCACGATTACCCTCAACCGCACCCCAAGCAGTAGGGGAAGATGACCACGAACCAATCGTCAACCCTGCCGATGGTGCCGTTAAATTAACATTTGAGAATGTTGGTGATGCGCTTGTAGCAACCGATTGACCAATACTTATCGTTGATGCTCCAGTAGCACTTGAAACACCAACACCCGTACCAGCAACATTAGAAGTTACTCCAGTGTTAGTAACAGAAACAGCACCAGTAGCAGAGGTGTTAGTACTCAAGCCAGACGAAGAAGTAAGAGAAGTTACTCCTGTGTTAGTAATACTTACTGCGCCAGTAGCACCAGTGTTTGTACTAAGACCAGATGAAGTAGTAAGCGAAGTCACCCCACCTCCAACACCCACCCAAGCCGAACCACTATAATACTGCAACAGATTTGTGTCTTTAAGGTATGTAACCATGCCCTCCGTAGGGGCAACAAGAGTTGCTGACCGCGTAGTGCTTGAATCAAAAACCATCACAGCCTGACTCATCAAATAGCCATTTACATCATCAGCAGTTAATGATGCACTCGTAAAACTTTTCCAACCCGAACCAGAAGGCATTACATCCCCTCCCATTCTTCAGCGGTGTTACCTTCAGCAACCCACGCGAGATACGCCTGATAAAAACCTTCAGCATCTTCTTTGGTGAAAGTAACGCTAGTTAAACCGTCAACAAAAATAAAATGATTTCCTTTTTGGTAATACATTATAACTCTGCACTTCCTGCAAGGTTGGATACATAATAGTACCCACGACCAGTTGTAATTGGATTGGCATAAACTTGTATGTAATCAGGGCCTACTGCTGTTGCTGTCCATCCTTGGGTGTTGGAATAACCACCGATATTAAGAACAACCGAAGTTGGTCTTATGCGCATGGTTTGTGGAAATTTGAACCAACTTGTAATGTATGCAGTATTTATTTGATACCCATCTACAAAGTTCGCTCCAGTACCATCAACGAGGTAATCCATGTAGGCGTAATACCGTTGACATAGTGCTAGTTCTACACCGATAGGTCGTTGTTCAAACGGCGGGGCAACAGAACCAATAGTTAATTGTGCTCCTGTCATCTGCCAATAGTTCACGGAAGCATTATTGCCTGAAGCAACATTAGTTTGACCTACAGCCATATTTGCAAGAGTAACTGTGTTCCAACTGGTATTTAGTGTTCCGCTTGTGTAACTGGTTCCAACCCCAAGCCACCACCTAACTCCCAAACCTGTAGCGTTTGTATTCTCTATAACACCCGACGCCGATGTGTCTGCTGGTATAACAATGGTTTTGTACTCCCAAACATTAATTGCAGAAATAGTGTATGCCTTTGATACTTGCCGTGAATTGCTATCAAACAAATCAACTATGTAAGTACCTGCTATTCCTGCTTTAACCCAAAATGAGAATGTAAGGGTTTGTGCAGAAGATGTCCCTTTGCAAATTGCTTGGCAATTTTGTGCTTCAACAAGTTGATTAATAGTTGCGTACACATTGCCAGCAAGAGAAGAAGGTGCAGTAGTGCATATCATTTTCAGTGAGTTTCTAAAACCTGAACCTGTTGGTGCATCTGCAATTGTTGTTTGACTCCATGTGCCAAAAGAGTTGACAGATGCTCTGAATCTATCAGCACCATAATAATTCTGATTCGTAATGCCAGTAACGGCTGTACCAATGGCTGAACGCTGAGATATTTGCATTGCCCCATTGATTAACAAATTGCGAAAACCACTATTGTCGTTCAATTGTGTAACAAAAGCAACCCAAGCCGAACCCGTGTACAACTCCGTGGAATCAGTATCTTGAAGGTACGACACCATACCCTCTGTTGGTACAGGAAGAGCAGAACTCCTAGCCGCGCTAGAAGCAAACACCATCACACTCTGTTGCATCAAATAAGTATTCACCTCATCAGAAGTCAACGACGACGGCGTAAAACTTTTGTAACCCGCACCAGCCATCAGAAACCCAGAATATCCGTTGAATCAAGAGCAGAACCATCAAAATAATTATTCAAATTACCCAAAGTAAAAGTCCCAACTCGGCTTGTGTTCGCATCCACGAAAGGCGCGACCGTCGCGTCAATTACACGAAAAGGATACACAGCATCCGATTCACCAAATTGAAAATAAGGGCGCTCCACATTTGGATATGGACTGTAAACAATATCACGGTCGCCTAAAGGAGTTTCAAAAAGAAACCCAGTAAACCACCATTCAGAGTTTGCTTTTGCATTAGTTATTTCTATCTGAATCTGCACAAACGCAGTATTGGCAGGAGCAGTACCAGTAACAAAAGCCTTCCCCGTGTCGCGGTCAGGATAAATGTAGTCACCATAATCTGTTTGCAACAAAGTCCCAGTATCGTCTTTGAAAGTGACCTTAATTCTAAGTGTCTCGCTGTAGTCCACGATTCCGACTGCGTAATAATAGTCAAACTGGGCAAAGTAATACCCGTTGAGTTTGCTTCCATTGGCTATCGCCAAACCATCAAAATAAGGGTTCATCTCCCCAGTAGCAATGAGAGTTATGTTATTAGGTCCAAATTGCGCTGGAGTATTGGCAGAAAAAGTAATCTTATTTCTTTGAAGCCCGTCGTAACCAAAGTATTCGTCAAAACCAAAAGCCGCCATAATTCCCGTAGCAGTAGTTATCACATGCGGTGGAGAAGGCTGTGTATATGGTGGTTGCGGAGGCGCAATAACCGACATAGACAAAAGGGTTTGCATCAGATTCTTTTTCTCGCCCCAAGAATAACGAGAAACGCCCCCGTAAGTAAAAACCTGTGCATAGCCATAATTCTGAATAGGGTTAGTTTCAGTCGTAGTCGTCACATTATACAAAACAAAATCGCTAAACAAATACCCGTCACCAACAGTATTTGTGGAATACATATTTATTTTTGGTCTAACATAAGCCGCACCTACAGGTGGTAACGCTGAATCGCCAAATATGATTTTCCATCCAGAGTTATTTTGGAAAGGATATAGTACTTCGTCTCCGCTCGTACCAGTATCAGTGCGCAACAAAGTAGAAGAAGAATTGTACCAAAGCCAATCAATTCGTATCCGTCTTTCTCCATTTACTTGAAACTTGTACCAACAATAAAAACTGTAAGACATCCCTTCTGTTACAGCAGTTTGGTAACTACTCTGAGCAGTCAAAGTCATAGCGCCACTGCTACTAATTCTTTCAATGCTTATCGCATCAACTCCTCTGCGCCCGTTGCCTTCTTCAATGGCGGTTCCCCCACCAGAACTTGTCCACTCTGAACCCATAGTAAGTTCGCTTTGACCTGTAAAACGGTTAACAAATGTTTCCTGCTCCGTGTAGCCACCCAAAATAAAAAACGAATTAACAGGACGCGCCGACGCGTACACACTAAACACATACTTATCGGGCGTGATGTTGTGCTTAACCTGCAAAACAGTCAAATACTCTTCAACGGGGTCGCCCACACCTTGAGGCAAACGACTCACAGCAATCAAATCACCAATTTCCATGAGAGATAGTTGTTGCGCCTGATACTTGTTGACAGGCATCACCGTCATCTCTTTAATCCGCAAAATAGGGTCTTTATAGATGTTGGTCAACGCCTCAGACATGTCATACGCATCGCTGACCTCGGAAAGCAAGGTGTCAATAGTCAGGCTTTTCTTCCCCACAGCATTAACAGAAGTGCTATCTTCATACGAACCTTGACTGCCACTGCCCAAAGCAACCTGCGTGAAGTTGGCTAGTTGGGCATCGTCAAACTCAAAACCAAAGTTTGTGTACCCAATATAAAACTCCCCCTGCGGGTCATCCCTATCCGCTGGCAAATAGTTCGGGTTATCGGTAAAGGTTATGCGAGGCAAACCGATGAGGGTCTGGGCAATGGCGTAGCGAGGCAGAAAAGTGAGTTTTCCATAGTTTGAGGTAAACAAGAAACCTTGTTCTGTTCTGGCAACATCTTGAAGGGATTGAAGCAAAGTTTTCCCAGCAAAATTTAATTCCAAGCATTGACCTAAATACTCGGCTTCCGTTTCTACATCTGTTTGGTTTGCTACATCAAACGATGACAAAGCACACAAAAGAAAAAACCTGTCGTATGTGCTCATCAGGGCTTGGTTGACGCCTGCCCCATACAAAATCCGAGGGTATAAAGACGGTGTTTCGCTGTTCCACAACGCCACAGTAGGAAGTGCGCTTGACAGAAAAAACACCCAGTCTTGAGCATAAAAAGTGTAATAAAGACTGTCAAAAACGATTGCATCCGACGATAGAACCACAGAAGAAATTGATGTCCCTGTGCTGTCAACGCCGTTTATATAAATTTTGGCAGTGTCGGTAGTCGTATTGTAATAAAACATAATGTGGCGAGCAACATTGTCGTCAACGACGGTAGTGGTTCCCGACACAAGGACTCCACTGGCATTGTAAAGACCAATGTGACCAGCAGTGTTTAGCCCCACTTGGAATTCGCCGACCGTGACTATCGCCCCTGAAGTCAACCCTAAAAAGTTTGTGGTTGTCGGTGCAATAGAAATCCAACCTCCAAAGGCTACATCTGTATTAGAGGGAGTCAATGTAACGGCGTGTGTCACTTGTGTTCTGTACAAAGCACTTACAGAAGGTCCAACAAAATACGAAGATGTCCCGTTTAGTTCTGGCGACAACTCAGGACCAATATGGCTCACCGTGCTTGGGATTACACCACCGCCAGCGCCAAGAGAGCAATACGCATTGGTTGTTCCGCCCGTGTCGTAAACGGTGTCGGCTTGTTGAAGAAAATCTCCAAACCTAAAAAACTTTGATGCCGCACTCGGAGGTCCACCAACATAACCAGTTTGAAAAAGAGACATTACTATCCCCTTGGACGCATCGGTCGGCAAGTCAATCTGGCTCATAATCGCCGTCAAGTCATAACACTCAATAACACAAGTAGCGTCAACACCGTATTGACCAAACGATTGGGGCCATCCTGAGATAAAACCACTGAATATAGGCAAACCCATACTGTTGGCGATTGCTGTTATTTTGATTCTCGTCCTCGGAAGCAAGTCTCCAAAATATGGTCCGTCCACATACGAAGGGTCAAATCTTCTATCCCTATTATCTAGCGTTATTGTTGCTTGACCAGCAGAAAAATCTTGCAAGTCGTCAGTTTTCCCGCGAGTAATACTAATATCGCGAACATAAGTAGAAATCTCGGTGTACACGCCTGTTGGGTCAATCGTGCTAATTCCAAAACCTACATCAACTTGAAACGCGAGGGCTTGGTTAGAAGGGTGAGCAAAACCTTGAGAGTAATGAGTCATTACTGAACCCTAACTGGGAGTGCGCCGTTGCGCCGTTGCCATGCAATTAACTCGTTCACAATTTCTTGACCTACCTGCGCGCCGTTCGTTCCCATTCCTGCCGTAACAGTTAGGTAGATATTAGTCTCTCCCTTGCCTCCAACCATGTCTCCCAATTTAGACAAAGGAATGATTGCTTCTGACTCGCCACCTTCGCCCACCAAACCGATTGTTGGCTTCGTTACCACTCCTCCCGTGGCGAAAGTAGCCAAACCACCAACAGAAATACCAGCAAACATGTCGCCAAAGTCAATCCCAGACCAATCAAAGTTCGCGAAGTCGGGCATCACGGCTGGAGCAATTACAACAGGAGGAGGTGCAGGGTTGCTGAAGGCAGGTCCACTGAACCCAGCCAGTCCGCCGATGTCGCGCGAAATCTGGTCAGCAATATCAGGAGGCAAAGTAAACACAAAATCAGGAGGCAAAGTAATTACCAAATCAGGAGGCAAAGTAAGAACAGGAGCCGTGTAAGTCGTATCCATAATCGGCGTCTTGATGTCGGGTCCAGGCTGTGTAACCTTGTTCGCATCAATGACCGCTTGGTCAAGAACCTTCTTCAGTTCTGGCTCCGTCATCTTGTCAATTTTTGGCTTCAACTCCTTCCATTTGGCGTCTAAACCGTCATAAATGGCTTGAGCAAAAGCAATACCAGCGTCGTAATACTTCTTTGCCGCCGCCTGAGAAGCAGAACCCGCCGCATTCTCAAGAGCCGTCTGAATCGCGTTCGTCTGGGCAATCGCATCCTTGCCACCCTTAATTAAACTGTCCGCAAGTTTTGTACCAGCAGTAACACCAGCCGCCAACACCTGCTGGAGACTCGTTTCGTTAAGCCCCATAGCAACAAGGGTTTTGATTCTTTCAGCAAACTCAACTGCCTTCTCAGCCTGTGCCTTGAAAGCGTCTATCGTGGCTTGACCAGAAGTAGTCCCAATATCGTAAAACGAGTCAGCAATCCCCACCCCAATGGTTTTAGCCAATTCCGATGCTTCATTGACCAACTTATTAGTTTCACCGATTGTGCCAAGACCGTCAGCCGCGCCCTTAATCAACTCATCAGCCATAGCCCCACCAGCAACCGCGCCAGCACCAATAACCTGACTCAAAGCATTCTCATTCAAGCCAAGCGACTTCAACTGTTGCAGTTTTTGCCCAAAGTCTTTAGCCGCCTGAACCTTCAGTCGCAATCCCTCAATAAACGACTTGCCAGCCTTGTCGGATTCTTTCTGGGCGTCAGCAACAGCCGTGTCTGAAAGCGCCAGTTTCTCCTGTGCTTTCGTAAGGGCTTCCGTATTGCGCGCTAAATCATCATAGATTTTAAGTTGGTCCTCGCGAGTCTTAGCCCTGCCGTACTGCGCCAACAGTCTGCCTTGCTCCGCTTGAAGGTTATTAACCAGCGATTGAGCATCACTTTGACCAAGCAAAGACTGCTTCAACGCTTCCTGAGCCGCCGTTTGACCTTCAATAATGCCTGTAAAAGCAGAAACCGAAAGCATCGCCTCACTGACAGAAGAACTTAGTCTGTCGTGTGACTCCTTAACTTTGGCGCTATTTTCCTCAACCGCCGCGAACGCTTGCCCAAGGGAAGCCATGTCCTGAATGCTGTCTTTGATGCTCTTAGCAAAACTTTCCTGCGCGTCTTTCGCATTCTTGATTCGTTCCGTTGCCTTCGCGAGCGCGCCTTCGTAGGTCTTGGTTATTTCATCCCTCAAGCCCTTCATCCTTGACGCTGTTTCTGCACCCTTATCCGTCTTGGTGGTTTCAGTAAAAGTCTTTCCCGCGCTAACCAAAGCGGTCTTTTCTTTCTTCAAATCAGCAATAAGTTTTTGTAAATTGCCCATTAACTGACCCTGAACATAACCGCTCTCGCCACTGAACATTGACAGCCCCTTGCGAAGCAACTCTAATTTGTTGACGGCGGCGGTCATATCTAAATCAACGATTGCCACAGTGCGGATGTTTTGAAGCAAACCGAGAGCAGTCATCAACTTTTCAACAGCCCCTTTTTGAAAGCCCGCATTTTTAGCCACTTCCAAAAACTTAGAAGCCAACACAGACTGCATCGCCGCGATATCGGCGCTTGACTTGCCCATGTTCTTCATCTCGGTCGCGTTTTTAGCGATATTGTCAGCCAGTTGCAAAGCCGAACCCGTCAAAGAATCAAAATTGCCCTTATTGGCGCGAACCTCGTCATGCAACGCGGTCATTTCCTTACGCATCTCCAACACCGACTTCGCGTTCTTATTAAACTCAATCTGTGCAACACCAAACAGTGCAACAGCCAACTCCTCGGTCTTAAACTTGGCGTCGCCCTCCGCCAAAGTCAAAGCCTCCAACTTGTTAATCAGCGTTTGCATGGCTACAGCGGTTGTGCCAACCACCTGTGTTGACTTCAAATCCTCCGCTGTCTTTTCTTTTTGCTTAGCAATAAACTTGGCATAACTAGCATTCAACTCAACCAAAACACGCTGAGCAACAATGGTTTCGTTCGTCAATCCTTCTGTCGCGGCTTGAGCACGAACTTTCTCCGCGACATCTGAAGCATAAGCCGCCTGCTCTTTACCCAAAGCAGAAATTTGAGACAACCTTGCCGTCACCAAATCCTGAATA